ACGACCGTAAGCATGATGCGGCACTTCAAGCAGTCGCAGAAGCTGCAGCAGCCGGCGAAGGTGGCGGCTTAGGTGGTGATCTTGGCGGCGATTTGGGTGGCGACTTGGGCGGAGATCTTGGCGGTGACCTGGGCGCCGACCTAGGTGGCGAAGAAATGCCAGCGGGTGACGCACCCGATCTTGGTGGTGATGCCGCCGGCGATGCTGGTGGTGATGCTGGCGGTGGCGATGATTCTCCATTGTTGGCGGTTCCACCGGGATCTCGTAATGAACCGCGTCTTACACCCGGTTCAAAAGGTAAGGTTTATCACCCTGTTAGAACCGACAAACGCAAGTCTGCAGGTCCGCGCACACGCAACTTTGCTGCACATGGAAACAAAGAAAGAGGCGGCAGTTCTATGCGAAATGTATTCCCCGGTTCTGAGATCTCGACTATACCAAGTATCTCAAAAGGTATTTACGAACAGGAAGACTCTATTTACAAGTTGAAGGAATCTTCAGACGAGGCTAGATTATTTGAGTTAAACAACTCGGTGAGAGATCTCATAAAAGGTTTAGAAAGTCATTCAGAAACATTAACGGAGCAACAGAATGAAGAATAAGCATAATAAAAAGAGGAACAGCGCTTTTATTTATGAGGCCCTTGTTAGAGAGGCAACAGTATCAATATTGAAAAAGGACACTGAAAGACAACAAAAAGCAATTGGTTTGATTAAGAAGTATTTTTGTGAAGGCAGCGTGTTGAAAAGAGATCTAGATTGTTATCGTTCGCTATATAAAACTCAAAACTTAGATAGATTTACCACTGAGAAGATTATTAAAGAAGCAAAACTTACAAGAATGGTGATTAATCCTCAAGAATTATTTAATAAACAAACGGCACTAATTCATGATGTTAACAAAAAACTTTCCCCAGAGGTGTTTAACAATTATGTCCCAAATTATAAAACTTTAGCTACAATTGCTCAGATCTTTTCTCATAAAGCTTCACCTAAAAATCAAGTTATCTTAGAAAACGAAGTTGCTCAAAAAATGATGAGTGCTCAAAAGGCACAAACAGAAAACTTAACAGATATTGATAATGTGGTATATCGAACTTTTGTTCAAAAATTTAATGACAAATACAACGGAGAGCTTTTAGATGAACAGAAAGAACTCCTAACAAGATACATTGTTTCTTTTGTAGACAATGCTCTTGATTTAAAAAGTTATTTAAACGAAGAAATTGCAAGACTTAAAATTGCGTTAGAAGAAGCAAAAACAAGTCAAGAAATTAAATCAGATACAGACATGGTTTTTAAAACTGATAAGGTGCTAAACCGCTTAAATGAGTTCTCAAAACAACCATTGAGTGATAACCTGCTCCTAACTGTTATGAAAACACAGCAACTCGTAAGGGAAATTAATACTGATGGCAATCGTAGTTAAAATTGGAACAGAAGCTGAACCGCGCACGGTTCGGCTGGAGATGGATATCCGTAAAAGTCTAAGCGGAGATCTTATGATATTTGATCATGGAGATATCGATATTGTTCTTTCTACGGCTAAGAATAAAGTTACTGCTTTTCCTAAAGAGGTTATGAACGATTTAGTATACGGTGCACAAAATAGATTATTTGCACACTTGCGCAAAAAAGGTATAGTTGTTGCCGACTCGATTCAAGCCGGCTCGTTCTATGGTTCTATTGAAGCAACTTTAGAGAAGCCAATGGCAGAAGGTGTCAGCGCTCCCAAGATGGCGCTTATTAATATTTCACAATTCATTGATGAAGAACGCCCATACTTTGAATCCACTGAGGCGATTGTTTCAATGGCCGATGATGAACTTATACACCCTGATAAGGAAGACTCAACGGAATTAGGAGAAGTGCCCCAGCGCGATGAACAAGGCTCCATTCGCCCAGGTTACATCAGAGATCCCTACTCACTGAGCTATTTGTATACAATTTAGGAACCTTTGATGGAACAAATTTTTAAAAATTGGAATAGATTTATATTGTCTGAAGGGATTGAGGATTTAAAAAATAATAAAATTAAAACTTCTGACTTTATTAAGAAAGCTTCAAAAACAACAGATAAAAAAGAATTAGAGGCAGCGGGAAAAACCTTATTACAGGATCCAGATATTAAACAGGTTGTTCAACTTTTACAGAATATAGAAGAAGAATCTGAAAAAATGCAACAAGAGGGGCTTATGGACGACATATCGGACTTAGGACTCAAAGCTGGAACGGCCACCTATCAAACCGGAATCGATTTAGCCAATAACCCAGCATTTAAGACTCTTTTAAAATTTGGAGGACCAGTTATCGCACTGGGACTTTTGGCGAAAGCCATGACAACTGGGGCGACAATAGATCCTGAGTATGCAATCAGTGCAGCGAAAGTTGCAAAAGCAACTGCCCAAAAGGGTATTGAAAGTGGAGTTGAAACAGCTTTGGGTACCGTCGAACTAGTTGGCAAACGAGATATGCGGAGGCAAAAATGGAATTATTAACTTTTATATTATGTGCTTACGGGCTAACACAAATTTTGGTATACAGCGATATGCCACTGTTAAAGAAAATACGACCTTCCAAAGACTTTTTGCGAGGATACGGAAAGGTATTTCACTGCCCTATGTGCATGGGGTTTCATGTTGGGTGGATTTTAATGTTACTTTCCCCATACACAGAACTATTTAATTTTGATGTCTCTGTGTTTAATTTTTTCCTTTTAGGCGGTTTAGCATCAGGCACGTCATATATATTTAACATGATTTTTGGAGACGAAGGAGTCAAACATGAACACAGACATGTGCACAACTAAGTGGATGCTACAACCAGTGAGACGGTGCTGTAAGGGATCTTAACTATGAGTCAGAAATTATTACGAGAATATTATGAACTTTGTGAAGGTGGTGTTTGTCAAGACCTTTTAACAGAAGAAGAAAAAAGATTTGTGGCCAATGGCGGCATGATCTTGTCTGGTAAACTACAAGAAGCGGATGTTCAAAATGGAAATGGAAGAGTGTACCCTCATAAAGTTTTAATGCGCGAAATGAAAAATTACCAAAAATTGGTAAAAGAACGTAGAGCGTTGGGCGAGCTTGACCATCCCGATGATTCGGTAATCAACCTAAAGAACGCCTCACACATGGTGACTGATGTTTGGTGGGAAAACAAAAATGTGATGGGTAAAGTAAAAGTTTTAGACACACCTTCAGGGGGTATTCTTAAATCCTTGGTAGAATCAGGTGTCAAACTAGGTATTTCCTCACGAGGTATGGGCTCTGTTACCGAGTCTGCACAAGGGCATGTTGTAGTTGAAGACGATTTTCAACTTATTTGTTTTGATTTTGTGTCTGAGCCTTCGACACCTAATGCTTTTATGATGCGCGAAGCTAAAGAATTTGATACATCTCGCGTTTTTACAAAAGCTGATAGAATTAATAGACTTTTAAATGAAGTATTGAGTGACTTTGATGAAGAAGAATGATTTAAAAAAAATAATCAAACCTCTTGTAAAAGAGTGCATACATGAAGTCCTTTTAGAAGAAGGGCTTTTATCTGGAATTGTTTCAGAAGTGGCGCAAGGAATGCAGGGAGCTGTTTTAACAGAATCCGTGCGGAATCAACGAACAATGAAAGAGCCCGCTCCTTCACAAATGCGAAGAAAGACGCAAAATGCCAATAAAAAAATACAAGAACATCGTGAAAAATTAATGTCTTCAATTAATTCGGATGCCTATAATGGTGTCAATTTATTTGAAGGAACTGAAGCAATGAGTAGTTATGAGGCCGCTGAGCCAAAACCAGGCTCAGTCGATCTAGGAAGTCCCAGTGACGCAGGAGTAGACATTAGTTCTTTGATGGGCGGCGCTTCTCAAATTTGGCAGGCGATGAAGTAGGTGATTAATGTCTAGAAAAGCGAATGTAACTGTTAAGGCGTCAGAGTGTCGGGGAAATCCTGAACGAATGATAAGAAGATTTATCAAAAAAGTTAAAAAAGAAAAGATCATAGAAACCGTAAAAGACAATCGTCGATACAAAAAACCTTCTGTAGCTAAGAAAGAAAAAAGACTACGCGCAGAACGCACCAGACTTAGAGAACAGAGAAAACGCCAAAGAGCGAAAGAAAGACGTAATAGAAAAAAGTAAGGACTAATTATAGTGAACAGTATTAAATTTATAGGAGCTTTATAATGGCAACGAATTTCACCCCATCCTGGCAAGCTAAGGTTGGAATTAATCATGTCGGAGCGTACCAAGTCAGCGGACAGCCTTACGCATCAGCAGGAATTGAGTGCGACGATGCAACAGTAGTAGAATTTCCCTATGTAACTCGCTGGGTAAGAATCGTTAATCTAGACAATTCAGTTCTTAGAGTAGGGTTTTCGGAAATAGGAGTTTCGGGAAGTAATTATTTTTCAGTTCAGGCTAACGAGGAAACTCCTCCTTTAGAGTTAAAAGTTTCTCAACTGTGGCTCTATAGCCCAGGTAATGCTAATTCCGTTTGTGATGTGGTAGCAGGATTAACCAGCATCGAAGTTGACAGATGTTCAGGCAGCGCAGGACCTAGCTGGAGTGGTTCTTCTGGAGTAGGGTAAATATGTCTACTTTCGGCTGGGCTTATATTCGCTGTAGCGACACCGGCTCCTCGGAAGATATCCAAGGAAGCGCGGAACAGATTCTTTTTGTCACTGCTGACGATACTGCATCTGGTTCGAGCAATTTTGTCTTTTTAACCGCTTCTAACACTGTGGTCTTAAGCGGCTCTTTAAAGGTTGAAGGTCCAGTTACTGCTAGTGTTTTTGTGAGTGATTTATCGCTCACGGGTTCAACTTTTTTTGGTAATGACAACGCCGATGTTCATGTAAGAACCGGTAGTTTAATTATAAGTGGACCCTCTACTGCATATGCGACCCCCACACTATACGCAAGCTCCAGCTATGTTGGTATCAATACGATTACTCCTGACTATAGTTTGGCCGTCACAGGAACATTAGGAGTTTCAGGAAACTCATCTCTTCATGGCAACGTTGCTTTAGGAAATGCTGCGACAGATGTTACCACAGTGACTTCACAACTTACTGCATCTGGAGGCTTATTAGTTAGTGCGCCGTTAACAGCTTCCGCCGCAGCGCATTTTGATAGCACGCTTACTGCTCGCGGGACTGTGACTTTAGGCGATGCAGCAGCAGACGTCACAACCGCAAACTCACAAGTCACAGCTTCTGCCGGGCTTAGTGTCACAGGAGATAAGTTCAACTCAACAGTTAATGCAAGCCTATTAGCCAATACGACCCTTGGCGAGAACAACAGCGCTGCAATTACAATTGTTGGCGCCCATGTTAAATTAAGCAATGTTACGGCCAGCACAGACAATACTGTTCTTATACTCAACAGTGAAAATAAAATCGCTCATGATGAAATTGATTCTAAAGTTTGGGCTGGAAAACTTGTAGATTACACAGGTACCCCATCGGCAAATCAGCTTACTTTATGGTCTGATGAAGACACCCTTAAAGCAGATAGTGATCTTGCTTGGAACGGCACTGATACATTGACTATCGGTGGTACCTTAACATCAAGTGTAGGAGTGTCCACCGGTGCAGTTATAGCGCGAACATTATCAGCTAGTGCATTAACTGAGCTAAGTGGAACAGTGCACATGGGAACTGCATTCGCGACTAGCTTATCCGCGAGTACCTTTATTTCAGCATCCGCATTTGTTGGAGATGGAACAACATTAACCGGTATTCCTGACACATTTGGCTCGCCAAGCGCTAATCAAGTTGCAATTTGGCATAACGGTGATGCGATAAAAGGACACAATGCACTCCAAATGAATACCTCTACCGGGATATTAGCGGTCAATAGCCAAGTGTCTGCTTCCCAATTGGTTCTCGGAGGACAATTACAAGCGTCAGGTAACATTAGTATTACACAACCTACTACTACTAATGGAGGCAACAGCTATCGATTGTTCATAGGCTCAGAAACCGAAGGTGGACTGATGTCTTACCTGCGGAATGATTCAGGTCAACTGCAAACAGTGCTTCAAGGTTTTAACACCACACTGCGTTTAGAAACCGGCGCAGGTAAAAACACAGAAGTAGTATTAGGCTCTAACGCCAATCAAGAGCAGTTTCAAGTTCGAAATCAATCCGACAGCGTGATGTTCCATGTTGATGTCACAGGAAGCGTATCCGCCAGTAATCGAGTACAAGCCGGTAGCTTTACTGGATTAAACCTTTTAAATCGTTCTTACTTGCCTGTACGAACAACTCCCTATACAGCTTCTGTTAATACAGGAGGGTATATCTTGGGCGTCTCTCGTTCTGCTGGCGGTGATTTCAATATGGAAGTGAGATTACCAGAGGCTGACGACGTAAATTCAGGAGCAGTTTTTGTAATTAAAGATGAAGTATTAAACAGAACAACGACAGCAATTTATGTATCGGCCTCAGCTGGAGATACTATTGATGGCGCCGCATCATTCACTGTTACAGGTTCAATGGCTTCCATTAACCTATATAGTGATGGGGATAGCAAGTGGTTTATCTTCTAAAGGGAGGTGCGGTAAACTATGGCCTACAACGTTTTATCAGGCACCACGGTAACTCCCCAAGAATTTGTTCCCGGTGATTTAATTGTCGAAAACATCGTCTCGGGAACTTATCGAGGCGACGGCACCGATATCGAAAATGTGCCACGTGTTTTTAATGCGACTAACAATGCAATAATAACAAATGTAGGTGGTGATGCAAACGTATTAAACTGCGAGGCCAATCTTACCTTTGACGGATCGGTCCTTTCTGTTACCGGAGATATTACAGCTAGTGCTGGCATTTCTGCTTCCTATCTTGAGGGAGATGGTTCACGATTAACAGGAATTACAGCAGGCGGTGGAGGTTCTGGTGGTGGTATATTCACTCAGATTAATTCTTCGCAAGCGTTTACTACAAGCAGTTTAAATGTGGGATCGAACGCAACTCCATCCCAGACACTCTCTGTAGTTGGAACTAGCTTTTTAAGCGGAGGGGTCATCCACCGCCGCGTAGCAATCACAAGCGACACAGTAGTTTCTACATCTGACTACTATTTAGGAGTCGACACATCAGGCGGAGCAGTCAAATTAACGCTGCCCTCTGCTTCAGCCGGAACATCAGGTCAAACGTGGGTCTTTAAGGACGAGGGAGGCTCTTCAAATCAAAATAACATCACAATATCAGGATCTGGAAGTGATTTAATTGATGGGCAAACAATGGTGCTTTTACAGTCACCTTATGCATCTATTACGTTATATTGCAATGGCATAAATAAATTCTTTATTACATGATATCTGCCGCTTGGTGTTAAACTAATTATAAATGAGCGCATTGGTTTATCTATATGTGCTTGGCATAATGATGGGGATCATTGTGTCTTAACCATAACTATAAAAACTATTAATTGGAGGGTTTTAAAATATGAGTTATAAATTTTTAAGAGGTAATTTATCGGGTGCCGTTGGCAATTCTGATTTATATGTTACTGAATTAAGTGCTTCGGAGAAATTAACATTAGGTTCTGCCTACTCGTTTACTTCTGCTGGTGCTCTTACTGCTGGCGCCATCGCCGGCTCGACTGTTTCCGGTTCTGGAAACGTTTCTGTTGGTGGACAATTAACAATTAACGACTATAGCATCACTCGTGCTGGTGTTGCTACTCTTGGGGCCACATCTGTTAGCACTCTTGGTGCAAGCGGCTTAGCTAGCCTTGACGGCGGTATTAATGTTGATGACAAGTGGACTGTTTCTACTGCTGGTGCTGCTTCCGGTTCTTCTACACTTCACATCAAAGGAAATCTTCTTGCACAAGAAGGCGATTTTGCCGTAAGTGCGGGTGGTAACATTCTTTCGAATGGTACTTTAAGTGTTGATGGTTTGGCTAGCCTTGACGGTGGTATCAACGTCAATGATGCCTTTACTGTTTCTGCTGCTGGTGCAGTCGTTGCAGTGGGTGTCAGTGCTGGTGGTGCAATTTCCAATGCTACAACCATTTCTGGTTCGGGCGCCGGTTCTTTGGCCTCCCTCATTGTCGATGGCGGTGCTGGTTCGGGACAAATTGGACCATACAGCGATCCTAACTTGCTGGTGCTAGCACCAGAAGCTTTAACTGTTAACGGTGACGTTACATTAGGTGCAGATACCGGCGATGACGTGACTATTACCGGTCGCATTGCTGCAGATATCGATCCAAAAGCTGACAACACCTATGACTTAGGTGCTGATGGATTAGAATGGAAAGATCTCTATGTAGATGGAATTGGTTACATCGACGCCATTCGAGTCGCCGACGATAGTACCATTGGTCTCGATTCTGATACTGATTTGCTTACTTTGTCATCTGGAGTGTTAAAAGTTGCTGGTAACGTTTCTGCATCAGCCGCGATGGAAGTTGGAACTTCTTTGAGCCTTAAACAAGGAAGCGGAGTTAATGGTGGTGCTTCTAACTTTATCTTTGTTGGTAATACCGATGAAGCTGGTTTAGCATTGTACTTCCGTAATAACTCTTCGCAAATGCAAGGTGTTATTTCTATGGGTGGTACATCGGCCGCTAATCTTCGCTTAGAGGGTGATGCTGCTAAAGAAGTTGCTGCTGTTCTTGGTGACGCTGATGGTAATGCTAAATGGAGAGTCAAAGATTCTGCTGAAGCTGTCCTTTGGGAAGTCGACTCTGACGGCGCTCTTTCGGGCTCTGGCGCGCTTCAAGCTTCAACGCTTAAAGCTAGCAACACTGTCGCTGCTGCTCCTACACTTGCTTCCGATTCGTTAGTTTGGATCGATAGTGGTGTTCTTAAGAGTCGCACCTTTAGTGCATATGCTAGTGCTATCGCTGGTACCGGTATTACCGCAACTAACGGTGTTCTTAGTGTTGACACAACTGGTGGTGACTCTGTTAGTGTGACTGATCACGGTGATGCAAATCAGGTACTTTCTGGTGGGCTCAACTTCTGTAGCGCAGGAATCACTGCCAACCGTACTTGGACACTCCCAGCATCTCCAGAAGTTGGTGATGTTGTTTATGTCAAGGGTGGTGCTGGATTAGATGATGCTAAAATCACAATTTCTCGTGCTGGTGCACAAGTTATTGACGATAGCTTAACAAGCATTGATCTTATTTCGCCTAACGCATCAGTTGGACTTGTGTTTACATCGGCTTCTGCTGGTACTTTGGGTTGGAAGATTATTTAATCTAAGAATATTTGTTCTTTTTCCTTGGGTGCCCCTCCTTGTGGGGGGCATCCTTTTTTTTATACTATTTACTATCATGACAACTTTAGATTTACATGGATTATATCATTCGGCCGTTGAACGAAAGGTAGAGAATTTTATTTTATTAAACGACACACCTATGAGAATTATAACTGGCAATTCCCCGCGTATGCAAAAAATAGTAAAACACATTGCACACAGACATAATTTTAAATGCCACTACGAAAGTGATTATAATTTAGGAAGTTTAATAATCTTAAATAACCTACAATAATCTATTTATACTGAAAGAGGAAAAACATGGCTTATAACAAAGATGCGCATCGAGCAGATATTACGCAACAAACAATTAATGATTTGCAAAAATCAATTGACGACTTAAGAAATGAGTTGGAGGAATCTAAGAACAAAATCAGAGAGTTGTTAGCCGGCAACGGCGCACCATTAGAGAACATTCCGGCCACTAATTTAACTGGAGAACTTCCGCTTGAAGTCCTGCCTGTAAGAAATGACAGTGGGTTGTGTACTTTAGGGGGAGAACTTAGTCTAAGCCCACGTCATGTAAAAAGACTTTCAGAAAAAGGACAAACTATTTCTCAAGATGATGTTGTACTTTTATATGATTCTTCTCGCGAAGAGATTCGTCAAGTTAATTTAATGGAGTTGTATAAGCAGTTTATTCATTTGCAAATACCTCACGCCGCCGGCCATGGCGGACACATTCAAATCAAAGGCGGCGCCGATTTTACATCAACTCCTGACTTAAAATATGACGCATCGCGAAAAACATTTGTAATTAATAGTTTAACTGAGACTCAAAATCTAAAAGTAAAAGGCTCGTTTCAAACAAATATCTCTAAAATTGAAAATGATTATGTAGTTGAAGCAAGCGATCATACGTTAATTATTGATACAACTGAAAAAGATGTAACAGTGACGCTTCCTCGACCATCGTTATGTGAAGGGCGTTTAATAATTATTAAAAAAGCTAGCGATTTAAACCAGATAGCTCTTAATTGTGTCAATGCAAAAATTGACAACAAAGAGATTCAAATTCTTAAAGATGAAAATTCATATATAACAGTTCAAAGCGATTCTCATAACTGGTGGGTCGTGAATAAAGTAAGCGACACATCTGATTGGTGGATTAGTAAGAAAACTCAACCACAATAATAGTCGTTTTCGTTTTAACAGCACTATTTATTTTGAATTACTGTCATTTAGGAGCATATGAATGTCTAATCTGTTGAACGAAGCTATTGTCGATGCTAAGGCATTGCGCGAAGCAGCCTTAAGAAACGCCGAAGCTGCAGTTGTGGACAAGTATTCACAAGAAGTACAGACTACACTAGAAAAACTATTAGAGCAAGAAGAGGAGTTAGGCGCCGATCTCGGTGGAGATTTAGGATCGCCGACCGAAGAACCTCTTGATGTTGCGGGAGAGGGAGAAGAAGCTCTTGAAGACGATTTATCGGACGATGTTCCTTATTCAGCCGCGAATGATATTGGTGGCGAGGATAGCACAGGACTGCGTGACGCCCCTGTTAGTGGTGACACTGTGGAACTTACAATTGATGTTGACGCTCTCCAAGAGGCAGTTCGCGAACTTGAGCAATCCATTGAAGAAGGTGAAGAAATCAACGTCAACGAAGAAGACTTGATGGAACTAATTGCATCCGAATTAGCTGAAGCAGCAGAATTGGTCGATGCCGATACTGCCGGAGAAGCTAGCGCTGCTGAATCAGAAGCAGAAGAGGATGAATTCGAAGCCTCCGGTGAAGGCGGAGAAGGTCCGGTTTCCGAAAAGAAAGGTGACAAGGGCCCATATGCTGGCGGAGCGCGACACAAAGCCGGCGTCGACGACGATGGTGACGGTGTTCCCGATGGCGGAGACAAAGACAAAGATGATCCAGAAATCCAAGAAGAAGATATCGATTTTCTTGTAGATGAAATCGTCGAAAGATTAACAGTAGATATGGGTGCAACTTTATCAGGTTGGGCCGGACGCTCTTCTGAAAGTCAGAAGTATGAGATGGAGCGCGAAATGGCGCATCGTCGGAGCACTGATGTTGAAGAAGAGATACAGACTTTAAAGAAAGCTTATGAAGAGTTAGTTTTCGAAAATAAACAACTCAATAAGTCTCTTGAAAACCATAAGCAAGTAGTTGGTAGCTTAGAGCAAACCTTACAAGAGGTTAATCTTTCCAACGCACGCTTGCTTTACACGAACCGTGTTTTGGGAAATGCCTCCCTAAATGAGCGGCAAAAAACTAAAATTGCCGATGCTATTTCACAAGCTGGTTCTGTCACAGAAGCGAAGACAATCTATCAAACGCTTGAAAGCGCAGTGCCGGCCGCACCTAAGCGGTCTACTCAATCACTGAGCGAAGCAATTAGACGTCCTAGTACCTCTGTGATTCGTGCTTCCCGTAAGGAGAGCACTTCATCGGATCCGTTTTCGGATAGGATGAAAAAACTAGCAGGTATCGAATGATGCCAAATACAAATACAAAAAATACATATGGAGGTATATAAATTATGGCTAGTATTATTGAAAGATTGACCGAAGGCGTTGTCAATCGTGATATGAGAGCCGAGGGTCATGCCTTACTGAGTAAGTGGGAGCGCACAGGTCTTTTAGAAGGTCTTACCGATTCCCGTCAGAAGACATCGATGGCTCGTCTCTTGGAAAATCAAGCCAAGGAATTACTTCGTGAGAGCAGCACAATGGCTGGTGGTGATGTTGAGGGCTTTGCAGCCGTCGCGTTCCCCATCGTGCGCCGTGTTTTCGCAGGACTGATTGCAAACGATCTCGTTTCCGTTCAGCCCATGAGTCTGCCTAGCGGTCTCATCTTCTTCCTTGACTTTACATTCTCTTCGGAGATTGGTGAGAGCGGTACATTAAGTGAGCGTTTTGGTAACGTTTCTGGTTCGTCCATTTACGGTACTGACAAAGTTGGTAAGGGAATTGTGGATGGTGTTAACCTTGTGAGCGATAATGCGGCTGACCTTTCTGGTCCGCGCACTGTCGGCGCACGTGGTTATGCGTACGCATCTCCTACTGGCTCTGTTACGGTTGTTGATTCTTCTTATGCACTTAAGGGGCAATTTAACCTTGACGGAACTTATGAGTTGGCAGACGGCACAAGCGGTGATAAGCTGATCCAATATGATCCAGACTTGCTTGCTCTTTCCGGTAGCGGATATAAGGTAATTATCGTAGACATTGCTAAGTCTGTATTCGAGAGCATTAGTAACGTCGGTGATGCAGACTTTGACAACATGGCCGCTTTCCAGTGCAGCATTGCAAATCTTGGATTAGCGCTTTCTGGTACCCTTGCAGGTTCGGGCTCTAACGAGTACCAACTTGTACGTCGTCTCACTGACGTCGTTAGTGCTACAGAATCAGCTCAGTCGGTTGAAAGTGTTCGAGCAACAGTTGTTGCATTGTCGGCCGCTTGTGGTGTCGTTGTCGAGAAGGGTAACATGACCTGGGAAGTTCCTGTTAAGGATGACTTCGCAGCAGGTGGCGCTCTTGGCTCGGTTGTTGGTCAAACTGAGTGGGGTCTTGAAAATCAAGCACTCATTCCTGAGATCGACATTAAGGTCGACAGCATTGCTGTTACCGCACAAACCAAGAAGCTTAAGGCTAAGTGGACTCCGGAGTTAGGACAAGATCTTAACGCCTACCACAACCTTGATGCCGAGGTTGAGCTTACCAGCATTCTCTCTGAGCAAGTTGCTCTTGAGATTGACCGCGAGATCCTTGCTGACCTCGTTGTCGGTGCAACAGCCGGTACTTATTACTGGTCTCGTTCCCCCGGTCTGTTCGTGGATCGCACTAGTGGAGCCGAAATCGGCGCTTCCGCTAAGGCCCCCGACTTCACCGGTACTGTGAGCGAGTGGTATGAGACACTTGCTGAGACCATCAATGATGTGTCTGCACAAATCCACCGTAAGACTCTACGTGGTGGAGCTAATTTCATCGTCTGCGGACCTGAAATTGCTAACATCCTTGAGTTCACCGCTGGGTTCCGTGCTTCTGTCACAGCAGATGATGATCGCGGTAGCGTTGGCGCTGTCAAGGTTGGATCGCTTTCCAAGAAGTTTGATGTCATTGTTGACCCCTACTTCTTGCGTAATGTGGTTCTCGTTGGTCGTCGCGGCTCCTCTTTCCTTGAAAGCGGATATGTGTACGCACCTTACGTACCCCTGCAGACCACACCAACCATCTTTGGACCAGAGGACTTCGTGCCCCGTAAGGGCGTGATGACTCGCTATGCCAAGCAGATGGTTCGTCCAGATATGTACGGTCTTGTTATCGTGCGAGGACTCCTTGGTGAGAGCGGCGGTTGATAATAATCAACTTTAATCAATAAAACATTAAGCCCCCATCGAAAGATGGGGGCTTTTTACTATGTAAGATACTACTTAAAACTGACTAGGTAAAGTCCATAGAAAACAAGGAGAGCACATTATGGCGGTAACACCAAATTTAGCACGACTTAAAAAGTTGATGGCTGAAATTACAACAGATATAGCAATGACAGGGGCTCGGTTGAATGGGCTTGAACAACAGACAATTAGTCTGACCGGTGCAGGAGCAACAAAACAACTAGAAGCATCTGATTCTGGATGTGTGGTGTTTATGGGTGGTTCTGATCCGTCTACTTTGACCTTACCGGCCGTAGCAGATGGATTAAGATTTACTGTATATGTTACAAGTGCACAAATACACATCATTCAGGCAAAATCAAACGTGATGCAAGGCAACTATCGTCACAATTCGGCAACAACTACCATGACACGTGTTGCTATCGCTAACAAGGGCAAGCTAACGCTTCATTCTTCTGGTAGAGCAATTGGTGATCGTCTTGAGTTTTGGTGCGATGGCACTAATTGGTATGTTGATGGAATTGTCAACAATGCACTGACTCAAGGTACAGTTTAATAATCAGTGTTAAATGTTTTAACCTTAGCCCCTTTCCTTTTGGACGGGGGTTTTGTTTATGTATTCACTACTTATAATAGCGGGAGTTTATAACAATGCCAACTGACTTAAATCCAACCTCTCAAGTAAGTGCTATTGTCTTGCCTGTAACTGGCACTGTCACAAAAGTAGCTGCTGGATGCCCTTTCGGGATGTACACTTCGTCAGAAGAATTTTTAAGTGGTGCTGCAGCCCAGGTAGATTACGTCTATAAAAAGCTAGGAGGAGATGTTGTTGACATTGAATTGACGGCCAATAATGTATACGCATCTTATGAAGAAGCAGTGCTAGAATATTCGTATATTATCAATTTGCATCAAGGCAAAAATGTTCTTTCAAATGTTTTGGGCAACACTACGGGTACATTTGATCATCTCGGCGAGCTAAAATCAGGACCTGAAAATGTAAATCTTAAATATCCACGGTTTCAAATGGCGACAGCTAAAACAGTAGGAGAAGGGCTTTCTGCCGTTGGCGGCTTCGGAGGAACTATAGAGCAATACTCAGCCTCTTTCTCGCCCACAGATGATGTGCAAGATTATGACCTCCAAGCAATCGTTGTAAGCGCTTCTGATGCGGGCGAAGACGACGCCGGAGGAGCTATTGGATATGCTGGAAAAGTAGATGGCAGTAAGATTGTTGTAACAAAAGTCTATTATAAATCTCCCCGTGCTATGTGGCGTTTCTATGGCTACTATGGGGGCATTGGAGTGGTAGGAAATTATTCTACGTATGGACAGTTCGCTGACGATTCTACATTTGAAATTATCCCTACATGGCAAAATAAAATGCAAGCCATCATGTATGAAGATTCAATATACACACGCACCTCTCATTATTCATACGAGCTTATCAATAACAAATTACGAATCTACCCAATACCCAGCAACTGGGGATTCCAAGAAGACGATAGAATCTGGTTTAGATTTTACATTGAAGAGAATGCGTTCTCTGGCTCTTCAGGGTATACAGGAAGCATTGAAGGTATCAACAATATGAATACTATACCTTTTGATAACGTTCCATATATCAACATCAACGCAATTGGTAAGCAATGGATTCGCAAATACTCTTTAGCTTTGTGCAAAGAAATGCTGGGACAAATTCGAGGCAAGTTTACCACAATGCCAATTCCTGGCGAGAGTGTTACTTTAAATCATGCTGAGTTATTGTCACAAGCTAAAGAAGAGCAACAACAACTTAAAGATAAATTAGCGGAAATGTTAAAAGAGGTTGAATACTTACAACTTATCAAAGATGACAGTGAGAAAGCAGCTGCTACCGCCGAAACATTCAAATATTCACCGCTGCCAATTTTTGTGGGGTGATTATAGATGTCAGATAAATGGAAGAAACCAGAGGCCCCACCGCCACCGTTATTTTTAGGACAAAAAGAACGAAACCTAGTTAAACAAGTAAATGATGAGTTAATTGAAAAGGTTATTGGACAGCAGATCTTGTATTATCCAATTGACATGAGTTCAACTAATTTTAATGAACTTTATGGAGAAGCTATTGAAAAAACTTTTCTCCCTCCAATACGTGTATACGCCCTGGTTGAGTTTACTGAATACTCTACATCGTATCTAGAGAACATGGGAATTGATAAATCGTGGGAAATTGCTGTAAATTTTCATAGACGTCGATTAACCGAAGATCAGGATCTGTATGTGCGCGAAGGAGATTTTGTTTTATACGGAGATTTCTATTATGAGATAGTTAAACTATCTGAGCCGCGCAAATTATTTGGACAAGTAGATCACAGTTTTGAGATTACCGCCACATGTAAACGCGCAAGAAAGGGGTTGTTCGATGCTACCTGATAATTTTGATTTTGCACTTCTGCCACCTGGATTGAGTGGCAGCTATAGCTTGAAAGAAGTAGGGATGTTGGAGTCAACTATAGAAACCATCGACTCAGCTATCGTAGAATGGGTAAACACTAAATTAGATATTTCTGCAAGAACAAATGAAGGATTCAAAAAAATTCCAGTTCTATGGCAGGCGCCTGAAAGGGCCTATCAGGTTAAACATGAAAAAGCCCTCCGAGATGATGCCGGCGCATTGAAGCTCCCTTTAATCAGTGTGGAGAGGACAGCCATTGTAAAAGATCCAGCAAGAAAAGGTTCTTTTCAAGCCCACTTATTTTCTAAGCGCAAGAACGGTCGTGCTGGAAGAATGGTTATTGCTAAGCAGATAGTAAAAGATAAAACCAGGAACTTTGCGGTAGTGGATAATATGCGTCAAGGCAATGTGACTGACGGAACTAATCAGCGTTATTACCCTCGTACAAACAAAAAAGTAGTAATTAAATCTTTATCGATTCCGATTCCAGTTTATGTAAATGTAGATTATAAGATTACACTAAAGTCTGAATATCAACAGCAAATGAACACAATGATGGCGCCTCTAATCACGCGCACTGGACAGATTAATGCATTTGTGATGAGAAGAAATGGTCACATGTACGAAGGATTTATTGATCAAAATTTTAACCATTCGAACAATGTAAGTAATTTGTCAGAAGAGATGCGGATGTTTTCTACAGATATTAACATTCGTGTTTTGGGTTATTTGATCGGCGAAGGGGAGAGTGATGATCGCCCTATTGTTCGCGTGGATGAAAATACGGTCGAGATCTCTTTTCCTCAAGAATCCACAGCACCTCCGGGTGTTCCCAATATCTTTGGTGACATCCTGAAGTGAAACTTTATATTTATTGTGTGGTCAGGAGCTTTTTGAGAATAAAAATACTATTTAATTAATGATTGCAGTAGCGCATATTTCGTTAAAGAGAGGAATCTAATATGTCAATTAAAAGCTTTAAGTTTGTTTCACCAGGGGTTTTTATTAATGAGATTGACAACTCATTTATCCCAGCTTCATCTGAAGAAATCGGGCCCGTAGTTATCGGAAGATCACAACGAGGCTTGGCGATGCAGCCAGTAAAAGTGGGGTCTTACTCTGATTTTGTAGAAATGTTTGGAGATACAGTTCCTGGCGGTGGCGCGGGTAATGATGTTTATCGAGACGGAAATCTTCAGTCCCCGATGTACGGCACTTACGCCGCTAAAGCATTTTTAAATGCGAATGTTGCTCCTCTCACATACATTCGCCTTTTAGGACAGCAGTCTAACAATGCAACGGAAGCTGGCTATGCCGGCTGGCAAACCACAAGCAATATTAATGCAACTGCAGCCTCGAATGGTGGCGCTTACGGACTTTGGGTTTGGCCAAGTTCTAGCGGAAATCCTGCTGCTGACGGAGGAGTAGATCTTGGCACTGGACAATTAGCGGCTATTTGGTATTTAGATACAGCAGCAACTATTGCTCTAAGCGGCGCCCTTCTCGGTGGTTTCATATCAAGTTCTTACCCAAACCGCGACGGCTCGGACACGATGCAGACGGACGGTAACACAGCTGGTATCGGAAAAGTTATCGGAACAGACGCTAGCAATTATTTTACAGTAACAATTTCTAGTTCTTATGGGGGAGAAGAGAAGACCAAGTTCGGATTTGATGATTCTTCGGATATGTTCATCCGTCAGAGATTCAACACGAATCCTCAATTGGCTTCTTCTCGTGGAACATTTTTCGCCAGTGATGCTTATAAGCAATATTGGCTTGGAGAGACATTTGAGCAAGATCTTCGAGATGGTACAGATGCATTAGTCGGAAATGGTACTTCTAAGATTGGAGTAGCTCTTCATGGAGTTATTTTACCAATCGCATTAATAAGCGATCTCACCAAATCCCCAGCAAAAATGAATAACCAGCCTAGCCGAGAAGCAGAGACCGGCTGGTTCGTTGGACAGGATCTTGGTGTTCCTGAAGACTTCTATCCTCAAAATTCTCAAAAGCTCTTTAAGCTTAAAGGTCGCGGACATGGAGAATGGCTACAAAAGAATGCTAAAGTTTCTATTGCAAACGTACGTGCATCAACGTCTCCAAGTAGTGACTATGGAACGTTTTCAGTTATTATACGAGCTTTAAGTGATACAGATAGCAATATTTCAGTTTATGAAAGATTTGACAACCTTAATCTAAATCCAGCTTCTCCTGACTTCATTGGTCGTAGAATTGGTACTAAGTTTACACAATGGGATGATACTAGTCGCCGACTTAAAACTTACGGAGATTATCCAAATAATTCTAAATTTGTATACGTAGAGTTAAATTCAAAGGTGCAAGATGGACAAGCAAACGCCACATATCTTCCTTTTGGCTACTTCGGTCCACCTCGCTTTACAGGGCTAACGAATATTAGTGGTGGAATTGACGCAAGCAACATTCCTGATGGTGCGTTAGCTGGTCGATATGTTTATTGGGCAGCAGGCGCCTTCCCGGCAACACCCTCCAGCGCATTCAGCGGCGGACAGTTAGAAGCAGTGTTGTCGTGTTCGTACTCGGATCCCGGCTCTCGTGTTGGTTGCGGAATCACAGGATCCCTTGCATGGCCACGTACAAGATTGCGCTTGTCGGCGTCAGACGGAGGATTATCCGATCCCACAAACGCCTATTTTGGATTCCAAACAACGCGCACACGTACTTCTACTATCAATGATGCTAGCGTTGCTGATGTTCAGCGTCTCTGGTTTGCTGGTCAAACAGACGCAGCATCTACTGGTGTTGACACATATTCATATGTTTTCTCCCTGGATGATATTGTCAAAGATGCTGGTAGCGGAGTATATTACTATGAGTCTGGTTCGCGCCAATCTGAAAAATCAGTCACATCTGCATCGTACGATGATTTGTTGTCCGCTGGATATAGAAACTTTACCGCACCCTTCTGGGGTGGCGCTGATGGCTTTGATATTAAGCTGCCAGATCCTCTGTATAATGGTAGCATGGACTCTACATCCACCAACCTTAATAGTTCGCCATATTACACTTGGCGCCGCGCAATGGACACCGTAGCAGATCCAGAGTCTGTTGACATGAACTTGATGGTTGCTCCGGGTCTTACAGTTGATAATCTAACAAATCACATGATTGATGTGTGTAGTGAACGCGCCGATGCATTAGCGTTAATTGATTTGGCTAACGTTTACATCCCCCCACATGAGCAATATAAATCGTCTGTGGTCAATCGTATTGGTACAACCCCCACTGATGCTTCCAACGCATTATTAAATAGAAGAATTGATTCAAGTTATGGTGCAACCTTCTACCCATGGGTGCAAACACAAGATGCCGCAACTGGTATTCTGTTGTGGGTGCCACCTTCTGTCGCAATGGCCGGTGTTCTGGCTAGCTCTCAAGCAGCTACTGATGTGTGGTTTGCTCCGGCTGGTTTTAATCGCGGAGGTCTCTCCGATGGTGCCGCCGGAATTCCAGTCACAGCTGTGACCGAAAGGCTCACATCCAAAGATCGCGACACACTATACGAAGCGAGAATTAATCCCATTGCTTCGTTCCCTAACACGGGCATTGTGGTATTTGGACAAAAAACTCTTCAGGCAGATGCCTCGGCACTGGACAGAATCAATGTTCGCCGCCTTGTTATCTATCTTAAGAAGCAGATTTCTATCCTTTCTACGGAAGTATTGTTTGAGCAAAATGTTCAAGCAACGTGGAATCGATTTAAATCTCTCATTGAGCCTCTTTTGGCCAATGTAAAAGTTAATTTTGGTATTACAGAGTATAAATTGATTCTTGATGAGACCACCACCACGGACGATCTCATCGATCAAAATATTCTTTATGCAAAGATTATGGTGAAACCTGCACGCGCGATTGAGTACATTGCTATTGACTTTGTTATTAGTTCGACAGGTGCATCCTTTGATGATTAAAAGTCATACCGGAGGGGGTTTTTTCCCCTTCCTCACTAATTAAATTATAAGGCTTTATAGGAGTAACAAATTATGGCATTTTGGGCAGAAAACTTTGGTGAGAATTCAGCCATTAACGATCCAAAGAGAAAATTTAGATTTACGGTTGAGTTCCAAGGAGTGCAATCTTCACAAGGTGGCGCCTTGTTGTGGTACGCAAAGACTGTTAATAAGCCGTCTTTCCAGATCGCTGAAGCTGAGCACAAATACTTGAACCATACGTTCTATTATCCTGGATCCGTTACATGGCAAGATATTAGTTTGACCCTTGTTGATCCTGTGAGCCCAGATATGGCTGCAACTCTGTCAGATATTGTGGTATTATCAGGATATTCACCTCCTACTACTGCAAACTCTCTAGGTTCTATGTCTAAAGCTAAATCCGCTGGAGCGCTCGGTTCCGTAATTATTACTCAGATTGACTCCGAAGGCGAGCCTTTGGAAACTTGGACTCTGTGGAATGCTTGGATTAAAGAAGTAAAATATGGCGATTTGGAGTATGGTGGTGATGACTTGACTGAGATGACTGTTACCCTTAAGTATGATTGGGCTCGCGTTGAAACTACAAACCCATCTATTGCTGTTGGCGGTGGCGGTGGTCAAGAATTCTTTACCGTTTAAAAATAAATTATATAACATAGAGGTGTATATTGTCACGAAATAAAGATCGTTTGGGCATGGGACAGTCACGGCCGGATGCGGCTACCGACGCTCCCCCCACGGTGTTGCAAAACGATAATCCTGGGTTCGCATTTGTGGTGCCAACTGAGTTTGTAGCGCTACCGTCAGAAGGGAGATATTACCCACCGCAGCATCCGCTTCACGGAGAAACAACCATTGAGATTAGACAGATGACAGCCAAAGAAGAGGATATGTTAACGTCTAAAACTTTACTGAAAAAAGGAGTTGCTCTAGACAGAGTGATACAAAGCTTGATTGTTGAACGAACAATTAATGCTGAATCTCTTTTGGTAGGAGATCGCAATGCCATAATTATTGCTATGCGCGTAAGTGGATATGGGAGGGAATATCAAACTAGTATTACTTGCCCTCATTGTGGAGCAACCCAGCAAAATGCGTATGATTTAAATGACGCCACTGTGTACACTGGTGAAGTTCCACTTGATATGGAGATACAAGATAATCAAAATGGCACTTTTGATGTGGTTTTGCCACGTTCTGGGGCGACCGTAACAATGCGCCTCCTAACAGGACATGACGAAAACCGCATCAGCAAGTCATCTAATAATCGCAAGAAAGCCAAACAAGAACTTTATGAACAAGCAGTTACAACACAGCTATCTCATTTGGTATTGGCAGTAAATGGAGACGACAGTGTTAGTGCCAGACGTTATTTGGTAGAAAATATTCCTTCTTTAGATTCCCGCTATTTGCGTAACGCATATCGGGTAGTTGCGCCAAACGTAGAATTGAATTATGATTTTCAATGCGACGAATGTGGACATGAGCAACTACTGGAGGTGCCGCTTTCAGCGAACTTTTTTTGGCCTGACAGCTGAATATATAGAAAATGTGTATGAACAATTCTTTTTCTTAAAATATTCTGGAGGGTGGTCTTTCTCGGAAGCATACAATCTGCCCATAGGGCTTCGAAAATGGTTTGTAGAAAGATTAGTTAAACAGATTGAAATGGAAAACGAGGCTGTAAACCAAGCATCTAGTGGTAAAGGGCGCTCTCAAACTTTAAGTGTCCATAACCAGCCGGCTGTTCCTTCTCACTTAAAGGACAAACTCTAAATGTTTGTCTTTTTTTGTTTAAACTATTTATAATGTGAAGAAGGAAATAATTCTACGATGGCCGAAAGATTAGACGACATAGAAGCCAAATTAGCAGCTTTAAAAAAAATTGAATATCAACTAGAGACGCATAAGAAGCTTGGCAAAGAGATGCAAAAGGAAGCTGAGCGTCTGGTGGACGCTTATGGTTCTCTAGAAGATGCTGCAAGAGAGTTGGCCATCAGAAAAGAGGCTATCCTTAAAGCGATTGTTAAATCTGCTGAAGCAGAAGAAAAAAGTTTACTTGCCATAAAAGAAAATGTTGCAAAATTAGAGAAAATGCAAGAGCTTTTAGAGAGTGGCAAAAAAACAATACAAGGGCGCGTCGAGGCTTTAGAAAACGAATTAGAATTAGAAAAAGCCAGACTAGAAGCCAAAATAGCAGCGGGAGAACTGACGGGCGAAGACCTCAAAAAAGCCAAAGAGGCCATACGGATACTACAACGTAGACTTAATGCTTCAAAAAACTTGCTTAAAGCAACCGGCGAATTTGTTCTAAAGCTGGGAACCGCAGAGGGCCGCATGGAAGCTCTTAATGACCTCGGAGATAGCCTGGCACAGAAGCTAGGTAAAGCTGTTGATTCGATGGCTAGTAAGCTTCAGAGCTTCGTCATCGGTGGTATTAAAGACCTAGTTTTCCAATTTAATACAGCGTATAAAGCTTTCGAGCGCACTACGGGTGGTAATGTTGAATTTACCGAAAGCATGATGCAAAGTTTCGATACTCTAAAACAATACGGCGTAAGTATGGACGAAGCAAAGGAAGCTCATTTGGCTCTTTATAGAACAGTAACTGATTTTACGTTAGCCGAAGAAGGACAGAGACAGCAACTTGGAGATACTATTAGTACCCTGCAAGAATACGGAATGTCAGTGGAGGATCTTGCGCAAGGTGTACAAAATTCAATGAAGCTTTTTGGACAATCTATGGAGGATTCCGGTGAGATAGCCCAAGATTTATTAACACTATCACAAGAGTTAGGGGTCATACCGGCAGATATGGCTGCTGCATATGCCTCAATGGGTAGCAGCTTAGCAAAATTTGGAAACGATGGAGTTCAAACTTTTAAAGAACTAGCTCGTGTGCAGAAATTGACTGGCATGGAGATGGAAAAAGTTTTACGTATTACGGAAAAGTTTGATACTTTTGAAGGCGCTGCAGAGGCTGCTGGTTCTCTTAACGCTGCGTTGGGACAGAATGCTGTTAATGCAATGGACCTGCTGATGGAGACTGATCCAGTAGCCCGCTTTGGAATGATCCGAGATTCTATCCTAGACACTGGACTTTCGTTTGAGAGCATGTCTTATTTCCAGAAACAATATTTTGCACAAGCTGCTGGCTTAGATAATGTAAATGATCTAGCGCTAATGCTCTCGGGTCGCATGGACTTAATGGCTGGGGCCACTCAAATGTCAACTGAAGAACTCATCGCACAGGCAGAAGCAGCTAAAGATTTGCAAAATTTTCAAGAACAAATGGCAGCTATTTTAGCAGAAAACGCGCCGCTTTTTGAATCAATAGCTCGCTCTGCAGTAGAGTTTATTAGAAAGCTGTCGGAGATGGAACACTTGCTTCCTAAAATTATTGGACTTCTGGTCCTATTAAAATCTGCCAGTATACTCATGCAGTTCTCAATGCAGGCTGCTGCAGCGGGATCAAGTAGTCTGGCTTGGAAAACGGGACTTTTAGCGTTGGCACTCACCGCGCTAGCGTTTTTGCTTTTCCAGCAACAATTTGCCTCCAACTTTTTAGAAGGGCTTCTTAAGTTTTCTGCAGCCATAGGAACTCTTGCACTATCCGCGCGTCTAGCTAGTCCTGTGATTAGGCAATTAGGCGCCTCAGCGGGAGCCGCATCAGTTGGGTTGATACCCTTTGGTGCGGGTATTGCCCTTATCGTTGGCAGTGTAGCAGCGCTGTATGCAGGTATGGGGCAGCTTATAACTGCTTTTGCTGGATTGTTTGAAGTTGCTCCCGTCGAAACAATGTTTAAATGGGTGGGCGCCCTGGTGTTGTTAGGGCCTGCAGGTGTCTTTGCTGGTGTTGGATTAGCTGCTATGGGCGTGGGCTTGACGTTGCTCGGCGTTGGGTTGTTTCTTGTAAGTGCTCGAAAGTTAGAGTCTATTGGGCAAATTATGATGGGTCTCGGAAAGGCTGCTGAATTCGGAGCAGATTGGAATTCTATTTCGGGAGGTATAAGGTCTATAGCTAGCGCAGCAGATGACATGAGCGCTAGTTCATTAGATAGTCTGATAGAATTAGTAGAAATGTCGACACAATTTAATGCGTTTGCAAATTCTGTCAACTCTACGGCAACCGCATTTGAACGCCTAGGGTCAGCGATGAATTCTATTTCGGGCGCCCAAGCACAGCAAGTTTCACAAGCAATGCGGGATTCAGTGGAGGCTATTAACGATGTACCAGTGGTTAAAACCATGATCATTTCAGCCGGCTTCGGCGCCATGTCCCTAGCAGCTGCCGCATTAGGACCTCTGGTTCGTGCACTTGGTGGAGCTAAACAACAGCGAGTCAGTCCGTTTGAGCCTGCAGGTTCCCAAGTGAGTAATTCGTCTGAAAGTGGGCCGGTCGAATTGTACGTACAATTAGATGCAGCACAAACACAGTCCTTCTTAGAGGGACAAATAACACAGATCCAAGGACGGCGAGATCGCTCTGCAGTTTTTGGAGATGCTTAATATATAGTAACAAGGAGATAAGATTTTGAGCGAAAGCGATTCTAACAGTGGTGACTCAGCCTATCGTAAATTTGGTAATTATTTCAATGCTGAAAGGATTGGAAGTCCGCGTACTACTCGCGTACGCGAAAACGTAGGATTTGTGGATGAAGAGGGAAACACAGCTTCAGAAGGCACTCCTTCGTCACGAAGAACATCTGGCGCCAATATCGGAACCCGTGCTTATATTGATGGTTCTGATTATCTAGCAAATCAATACAAACAGGTTATAAGTTTTTTCCATATTCCTTCGCAGCTAGCTGTCTATTTTAAGGCTTTTCTTACTGCCTATAATGAGACTTATAGTCCGGAGTGGACAGAAGAGAGCGTATACGGACGTGCCGATCCTATTTACATGTTTAAACAAACAACACGGAATATAACGGTAGGCATTAAAATACCCGCTGCAACTACAGGTGAGGCAGCAGAAAACCTAGAACGCCTACAAAGACTAATTCAGTTTTTGTACCCAGCATATAAAGATGTAGCCTCGGGAACGACTATTTCCCAATCTCCTCTTATACGTTTAAAGTTTCAAAACATGATTTCAAAATACACTACAGCCGATGCCGGCACTGCAACTGAATTTGGAATACCCACAAATACAAACCAGGCTGTTGATGGTTTGTTAGGGGTAGTAAAAAATCTTACCGTAAATTACAATATGGAAGGAGATGTGGGAGTCTTTCAGATGAACGGAACAATT